TATATTTTTGATGACACTTCGTTTGATTTGATTTAAGTTTGGATTCTTTGATCCATTGTATAAGAAACTTACATCAACCATGCCAGGTGGATTAAAGAAGAATCCTGCCGCACCGTTTACAATTACGGGTGCCGCATATCGTCTAAATGTTTTTATGATGTTTTTAATGTTTTGTGCTTCTTGTGCTGAAGTTGGTGTAAACACAAAAGACATTTGGTATTCTCTAAAATCAATGCCTTGGAATAACAATTGTTGTTGTGGATTAAAAACATAACCTGCAGCATTTAATCCAAGTTTGATTAAAGGATTATCACCCGCAGCTGCCTGAGCTCCAGATGTTATTGCCTTGGCAATTCCACCAATCAAAGGTACTGCACCAGCAATATTTCCCAAAACTGCACCGGCTGATGATAAATCCATTGTGTTGTAATTTGATGCATAACTAAATTCAACACTATCTGGCATGTAAAGTGATATAGAATCTTTTATTTCTGAAGCCTGTTGTCTAAACTGCAACTTTTCTACTGTGTTTTCATTTGCTGTTTGTTTAAAAACTTCGGTAGCCGCACCGACAACCGCTTCACCTTTCTTAACTACATAATCCTTTAAACCAGATAATGTGGTTACAGGAACTGTTTCCATCATATCAAACTTTACAATGTGGCCCTTGTAACTTGATCCTAGATCACGTGGATACTGCAAAGCATTGAAGGCATAACGATTGTTATACAATGATGCCAAAGGACCTGAAAAAGGCGCATTTGCAGGATTGTTATTATCACCGTAATTTTGTATTATTGATACTGCCATTGTTTTTCCGAGAAAAAGTATATATATTATTTATGGCATATTCTGGAACATTTAGACCCAAGAATCCTGGCAAATACGCAGGAGACCCTTCAAACATCATATATCGCTCAAGCTGGGAAGCAAGAGTGATGACTTGGCTCGACAAAAATCCAAGCATAATCAGATGGGCATCAGAAGAAATTGCCATTCCATACCATTCTCCTGTAGATGGTAAATGGCACCGATACTTTCCAGACTTCTTGGTCAAAGTGAAAACACAGGATGGAAAAACAAAAACAATGATGTTGGAGGTCAAACCAAAGAAACAAACTGCACCTCCACCAGAACAAAGACGAGTCACAAAAAGATACATTACTGAAGTGGCCACATGGGGTGTCAATCAGGCCAAATGGAAATCTGCAACAGAGTATTGCCGGGATCGTGGTTGGGAGTTTAAAATACTGACGGAAGAACACCTCGGACTCTAACCTAAATATACGATGGCATCAATACTCACCACTTTATCAGACGAAAAACTGGCGGCTCAACATCAAACAATGAGCCGTGAATCTTTGCGTTGGTTAACAAAACGCATACAAAGTTTGAGAAATCCCATTGGAATGGCCAGACCTCTGACTAAAGAAACCAATCGTTATGTTCGTCCGGCCGACAGACAAAAGTTCTTGATGGGTGGTTTGTATTACTTTTACTATGATCCAAAGACAAAAAATGATTTGCCGTATTATGATAGATTTCCATTGGTGATGCCACTTAAAAGAGAACCTGATGGTTTTATTGGTTTAAACCTACATTATCTACCCATCAGATATCGCATTAATTTCATGAAGAAGTTATTGCCTTTGGCCATATACAATGATGAAGATGAGATTAAAAGAATAAGAATAACATATCCTATATTAGATTCATCAAACAGATACAAAGAATTTAGACCATGCATCAAGAAATACTTGTATGGCCATGTAAAATCTAGAATTTTGGCAGTAGAACCACATGAGTGGGATATTGCATTGTATCTACCAATACAACAGTTTAGAAAAGAACAGGTTGCAACTGTTTGGCAAGAATCAGTAGAACAAATAAGGACAGCATAATGGCAGGAAGTATTTCAGAATTCAGAGCCAATTTCAAAAAAGAACTTGCAAGACCGAATCGTTTTGATGTAAGTATCATCGTTCCGCCGGTATTGTCAGTATTTGCTGGCCAACCAAATGCGAATAGAACCTTGAAATATAGTTGCGAAAATGCATCTTTACCTAGCAGAACATTTGCAACAACAGAACAAAAAACATATGGACCTATTGAAAAGTTTCCATATTTGACAACATATAGTGATTTGGATTTGACCTTTATTGTTGATTCTGAAATGAATCAGAAAAGAATATTTGATACCTGGTTGGAATACATTAATCCAGCATTTACAAATAACTTCAAATATAAAGCCGATTATGCAACTTTTTTGACGGTGAATCAATATGATACACAAAATAAATTGACTTATGCGGTTGACTTCTTTGAATGTTATCCAATTTCTACCAATCAGATGGACTTGGATTGGTCTACTGATGGTTATCACAAATTAACTGTAACTTTTGCTTATACAAGATGGTTCAATAGAACATTCGTTATTTAAACTGAGGAGATATTATGGCTTTACCTAAACTTGAAGTGCCAACATATGAACTTGAATTGCCACTTTCTGGAAAGAAAATCAAATACCGACCATTTCTGGTCAAAGAACAAAAAAACTTGATGATGGCAATGGAATCTGGTGATGCGGAGACCATTCAATACAATGTCAGAGAGATACTAAATGTATGTACCTTGACACCAGGAATTGATATGGACGATGTGCCGATACTTGATGTTGAGTATTACTTCATCAACCTCCGTGCGAAATCCGTAGGTGAAATTGTAGAATCAAAATACAAGTGTAACAATGACATGAATGGCAAAGAATGTGGCAACATCATGGAAACCAAGATTGATCTTACCACAATCAAGCCAGAGTGGGAAGAAAAGATTGATCCTGAGATACAGATTACCGATAAGATTATTGTGAAAATGAGATATCCAAAATTTGGTATCGTAAGAGATTCTGTAAATGTGGATAATATTACTGATGTAACATTCAATATGATTGCCAGTTCCATTGAATACATTTATGATGGTGAACAATTCTACTATGCAAAAGAAACAACCAAAGAAGAATTGTTAGAGTTTATTGAACAATTAAGTCAAGCACAGTTTGAAAAGATTGAAAAGTTTTTTGAGAACTTGCCAAAGATGAAGAAAAAAATTGGCATGACCTGTTCTAAATGTGGTTTTATACACAACATGGAAGTTGAGGGTCTAGAAAATTTTTTCGTGTTTTAATTTGTTATGATGATTTAAAGAATTACTTTAAGACTAATTTTGGATTGATGCAACACCATAAGTATAGTCTAACCGAACTTGAAAATATGATACCGTGGGAACGGGATGTTTATGTGACTTTGTTAATTCAGTATCTTGAAGAAGAAAATAGAAAACTAAAAGAGCGAATGAGAAAGTAAATGCCTGAAGTATCAGAAAAGAGTAAAGGAATTTTTGGTAAAATAATGGGACTGTTTAATGGCCAGTCCAAGGATTCTATTGGTGAAAATTCTTCAAGCACCGAGTTGCTTTCTGGCATTTATAAAATGATTGTTCAGAGAGAAGATTTTAGAAAACAAGAATACAAAGAGAATTTAAAAAGCGATAAAGCCGAAGAACGCTTGGTGGAAAAAAGACACAAAGAAATACTAAAGGCTTTGACGGTTAAAAGACCAAAGAAAGTGGTGGAAGAAAAGAAGAAGGAAGAACCTTCTAAACTACCTGAGAAACCAGGTGAACCACCAAAGGCAGAAACATCTAAAACTACACCAAAGGTTGAACCAGCGAAAACTGAGCCTGCTGCGCCTGCACCTAAGGTTGAACCACCTAAACCCACAGCAACTCCTGCGCCTGCACCAAAACCAACAGTAACTCCTGCACCTGCTGCACCAGCACCTTCATTACCTACAGCCGCAAAAGTCATAACTGGAGTGGCCGTAAGTTCTCTATTGGCAGGAAAAGAATCTTTGGCTGCAAATATTGCAAAATATGAAAGTAAAGGTTCTTCTGGAAAATCATTTGGTGGAAATGAATACAATGCATACAACAAAGGAACTGTTGGTAATAAAATGATTCCTGCGGATGAAAACATTGATTTCAGTAAAATGACAATAGAAGAATATCTGCGTAGAGGAAGATTGAAATCTGGTGATCCACAAAAAATATTTGCTGTTGGTCGTTATCAAATCATTCCAGACACCATGGAAAGTCTTGTGAAGAAAATGAAAATTGATCCAAAAACAACTTATTTGGATGCACCAACACAAGATATGTTATTTTCAAAAGGTTTGATAGGATCAAAAAGAAAAAAGGTTGAAGCATATCTAAACGGAACAAGTAATGATAGAGATGCAGCCATACTTGAACTGGCGCAAGAATTTGCTTCCGTTGGTGTTCCTTATGATATTGAGGTCAAAGGTAAAACAATAAAAAAAGGTACCTCATACTATTCTGGTGTTGGTGGAAATAAAGCCCACAACAGTCCTGAAGAAGTTGGTGCAGCTTTGGATGCCGATAGAATTAAGAATCTATCAACACCCGTGATTCCAGATAATAAAATACAAGAAATGACAATAGAGAACAATGGCATCAAAAAAGAATTGAATGACCAAAGTGCAATGTCACAAACAACAAACAATATTACAATGAATAACTCTGAAACATCACAAACACCTTCAAGTAAAGTGGATGATAGATCCGCTTTTGAAAGAAAGAGAACTGAATAATGGATCAGAATCTAACATACCAAAAAGCCAGAAGAATTCGTGGCACAAAAGTAACTGATTTGTTGGCCGACCAACTTCTTTATGAAAAATCATTTACTAAAGCCGTTGGTAAAACAATATCGTTAAAAACACAATCAAGTATAAAGGGAATCAAAGAAAAATTTGATCCATTGAATGTTGCCAAGTTTTTGACTGGTGGTTCTAAACTTGCTCCTGCTTTGATTGGTAGAATGATGGGTCGTGATATTCGTGACATAGAATATTTTACTGGTCGCAATAGACCTGTTCGTATTGGACCTAATACAGCATCTAAAATCACTCCTATGGCTGGCCAAGGTGGTGATATAGAAGGTATCAATGAACAATTATTGAAGATTTATGATTTCTTAAAATTATCGAATGACCGAGATGTAAAACGAAAAGAAAAAGAACAAAACTTCAGAGAAGAAAAAGAAATTGAATCACAAAGACGCCATCAAGAATTTATTGATGCGTTGAATAAGTTGTCTGGAAAGAAAACTGCAACACCTGTGAAAAAACAAGAAGGCCAAGGTGGTGGAATATTTGATTCTTTGTTTGATATGATAAACAAACTAAAAGAGAAAATGGAAGGCTGGATTGAAAAACTTGCAGCGAGTCAATTAATAAACAAACCATTGGAATGGTTGAAATCAGCTCTTGGTGCTGTGTTTACAGGACCATTCTTACTTGCATCAGGTATTGCTGCAGCAATGGGTGCTGCTTTGATTGGTCTACAATTATTTGAACAGAAAAAACTTCGTGAATTGGGTGGACCAAAAGCAGAAGAACTTGGAGCACAAAGACAAACAGAGGAATTTTTGGGTGCTGGTGATCCAAATGCTTTAGGTTCGGCTATAATGAATGCCGGTCAACAAACTAAAGGTGAACAAATACAAGAAGCCATT